TAGTCATATTTCAGGTGGTATTAGTAAGATTAATACTGCTGATAATGTGTTTGGTATTTTCACGAGTAGACATATGCGTGAGCAGGGTAAATATCAGTTACAATTAATGAAAACTAGGTCAAGTTCTGGTGTAGGGCAGAAAATTGAATTAGCCTTTGATATTAATACATTGAGAATTGTTGATCCGGATCCAGAAGGAGTTAATAGTAATGATGAGCAAAGTACTCCTGCGCAAAGTCCTAACGACATTATGAACAGATTTAAGACACAATCTACAGTAAAACCAACAGGATTTATGGAAAGCGACATAAAAGAATCAATTCCCGTAGTAGAAAAAACAGTAAAAGTTGAAGTAGGTGGATCACAATTAAAGAATATGCTTAATCAATTAAAGAAAAAGTGATAAATACTAAGGGATCTATATATGCAAAAGAAAACTCGTAGTCTTTTAGAAGAATTAGAAGCCATTGGTAATAATCGTGATACTAAACACATCATTGAGAGCCGTGCCAGCAATATTATCACCAGTGCAATTAATCTTTTAGAAATGATTAATAAACACTATGATAGTGATAAGGCTCAGGTCTTAGAGCGTAAATTATTGAATGCAATTAAATCCCGCGATCAAACAAGATTTACCAATAGTTTAAGGAAAAAAGATGAGAGCGAATGAATTCATTAATGAGGGAATGTGGGACAGAGCTAAAGAATGGGCTAATCAAAAAGTATATAATCTTACTGGCAGTGAGAATGCTAAAAGTGCCGCAGTAAAAACTAACTTTCTAAGAACATTTAACGGTAAATTAAATGCATATATAAATTCTACTAAAAGTACCAATACAACCGATATCCCGCACTTTATACAATCATATCTAATACAAAATAAATTCATGGATCCTAACCATCCAGATATGTATTCACAAAATGCAAAACTTAATACTGAAGTAGGTAGAGTTAGCGGTGAGTTGACAGCAAAGCCAAATGATAATATGCTTAAAACGACTTTAGGTAATCTAATATATCAGGTTGCAACTACTGCTAGTGCACCAATGGCAAAGACACCCGTTCAACCTCAATCTACATTTAACAATCAACCTAACGCAAACTATAATACGACCCCGATTAGCAATATACCTACTCAACCCTCTACTCAACCTACTGTTGCAACTCAAACGCCGAATGTAAATTACAATTCAACTACTGTAGGTAAACCTGCAATGAAATTACCTAGTTATAGTGCTAATATTACACAACCAACACAGACTACTCAACCTACTCAGCCTGCACAGACTACTCAGCCTACACAGGCTACATCAATCGCACCGAAATCCGGATCATTGACCGGTTGGCAAAATGGTTCTACTGCTAGTGCACCGCAACCTAATGCTACACCTAGAAGACCTAGATCGTTAAGTCAAGTAGTTCAAAACCCTAATTTTGGTAAATAAATGGACAATTTTAGACAACTAGTAGACAAACTAGAAAGTTTGAATACATTTATCGTAAAAGAAGATAAAGGTCATTTGGATCATCCAGAAGACAGTATCTTTATTGGTGGTAGCAATTATGCAGAAAAAGCAGTCAATGCAATTGTAGCAACAGTTCAAAATCCAAACATTGTTACTATTAAATGGGATGGTTATCCTGCATTGATCTTTGGTCGTGGTCCTAACGGCAAATTCGCAGTCATGGACAAACACATGTTCAACAAAAAAGATGGTGTTGGACGTATTGCTTATAGTCCTACATTATTTCGCAAGTATGACTTGGAGCGTGGTGTAGATCGTAGCCAACTACATCAAATAGTAAATGAAATATGGCAAGGGCTTAGTAGCGAAGATCAGAGTGCAGGTTATTATTGGGGAGACTTATTATTCAGTCAACCTTTGCAAGAAGAAAATGGATTATACAAATTTCGTGCTAATCCAAATGGTATCACATATACCGTAGACGCTGATAGTGAAGTAGGTAAATTGATGAAGGGTAAGATTGCTGGAATAGCAGTACATCAGTATATTAAACCAACCGCACTAACAACAGATGAAGCGACTAGCTTGAATGGAACTATAGGTCAATTAAAGAACAATAGTAATGTAGCAATTGTTCCTAGCAAAATGCCTATAGCTCCTAAACTAAAATACAGCGAACAACAAAAGAATAAAGCATTGCAATTGATATCACAATACGGACCTGCGGTAGATCAACTATTGGTTGCACCAGCCGGATGTAAAAGTTTCTTAAACAGTAATCTATTCACTAGTTTTATCAATCAAAAAGTTAGACAAGGTAACTTTCAAAATCTATTAAAAGATTTTATGGCTTTTGCCAGTGGTAAACAAATCACCGAGAATGTAAGAGCAAAGATATTTGGATATGTTGATCCAAACACTAAAAAGAAAGTCCCCGGACATTTTGAAGTCAATAAACAAGGATTGATAGGTGCTTTCATGATATGGAGCGCAATATACAATCTAAAAGCCCCGGTTGTCAAGCAACTTGACAAAGCAAGTAAAAGTAGCCCAGTAAAAGGTTACTTGGAAGACGGTACACAAACTCAAGAGGGCTATGTAGCGAACGGGTTTAAGTTTGTGGATCGTATGGGTTTCAGCCGTCAAAATCTGTTAGGACGTTGACCAAAACCAACATTTTTTTCTGCCAAGCATAAATAATAGTATGAGTATCTATATGAGACTCAAACATTTAAAGGAAATTTATCATGGCATATTTTACAAGAACACACGGTGATTCATTACCAGTATTTGCATTAGACCAACAAGCAGGTCCAGGCGCAGTAACAGGATACGGACATCCAGTTAATCCAGCAGGTCCAGAACTAGACTTTTTCAAAGTTTTAGTTAAAGATGGTTCAGCTTCAGCAGTTGCATTGACAGGTGAAGAAGGTACATTGGGTGCAGTAGAAGCTATTCTACGTGCAGTTGAGCAATTGGCTACAGTTCACATGTATCAAATTGATTCTACAAACCAAATCAGTTTAGCAGTTTATCCAGCAAGTGCTTGGACAACTACAACATTAGCAACAGCTATTACAAGTCTAGGTTCTTCAGTTGGCGCAGGTCCAGTTGATGTATCTGGTACGACAGTTGCTACAGCTGGTTTCAAATTAGCTTAATAGTTTAACTTAAACTACAAAGAGCCCAAGAATTCTTGGGCTTTTTTTTCCTTTATAAATACTGTATGAGTTACAAGATCCGTTGCTATACATTATTTGACATTACAAAGACAGGGGTTATCAATAGAAAGCCACCTATTAACGGGTCACCAGAAAAGACACATGAATGGGAAAAACGTAGAAATACACAAGCAAACTTTGATACTATACTTCAAGTTATTTCGTTGCGAAGTCAGCCTGAAAATATATCAGAAACGAAAGTCATTGATATATATTTTAAAGAATTTGGTAACTTTGGGTTCATTTATGATATTGAAGAAAATATACAACATATATGGACATTTGAATTTACTATTAGCCACGGTGGTGTATTTAATGATGGCATAGACGAATTAGGTAATTTGTTCAATGATTGTCATAATGTTCCTATGATTAAAGTAAACAATGAGTTTAGTAAATTATCTGAATATCTAGACACAACTCCGGAACTTAAAAACATACATTTTGAGGTAATAAATGATGAATGAAAAATACATGTTTAAAATATTAAAAAGATTGCTTGATAAGAAAGAAATTGCTTTGATATCAGAACATATTGTTATCCCTACAGAAAATGATACTTACCAAATGTACGGTACACATAAAATTACGAATGTCAACGGTGAGTATATAGTTACTAAAAATCATACATATACTATAGAAAAATTTCATAATTTAAGAAATGCAGTAATGTGGGTTACACTAGAAAAATCAAATAACATTGTAGGTGCTAAAAAGATTGTTGAGTTGGATACGCAGTACACTGGAAATTTAGTACAGATAGAACAACAGAAAAGATTGTTAAAATCCAAGAATATAGACTTGCAATCACTAGCAATGGCTAAAATGCAAGAACAAATCTATAAAAACAAGAAAATAATCAGAGAATTAGATTATTATGCGGGTATTAGCAGGAATTGGCAGAACAAAAGATTTGCTCAATTAATAAAATCCTAACATTAGTGATAAATATATAATATATCTTTGGGAAAGCCATATGAAACTAACAGAATTTAATAACAAACCAACAACAGTTGCTACTAAGGCACTGAAAGAGCATTTTAACACTAGTGTTAATTTTGATAAACTAGACCTACATACTACAAATAGTATGCTACATAAAGTAAAAGGTTTACTAAGCGAAATGAAAACAAGTGGTAAAGTAGCTCAATCAGAGCAAAATCCAACATA